CAGATAACAGCAGGATCCCACTCGGCTTTCTGAGTCACGTAGACATAAGGAGAAGCAGAAGTGGTTCTGTTGCCGTAGAAGTTCGCCGCATCGATCTCAGGCGGATTGCCCCACAGACCGACACCGAGAACGCCGCTCTGATTTGCACCGAAGAAAGTGATAACATCTTCAGGGAAGTACCGCTTGCTTGTCACAACGGGTCTGCCATCATTACCGATGCCGCCGTCTACGCCATAAATCTGATCGTCACGGATAACACGGGTGATGCCGAACTCGGAAGCAAGATGAGCTTCAAGGGCGGACATATTAACGATAGCACCAAGCATAGCAGAGCCGTTGATAGCTCTCTGAACAGAAGGATGCTTGCGAATCTTGGTCAGCATCTTGGAGGAAGTGACCAGACCGTTCAGGATAACCCCGGCATCAGCCGCAGTGTCCACGATGTCCTGAATCTGCTCGAAGATGTCGGCATCAGCCGCAAAGTCAAGATCGACCTTCTGACTGTTCGCAAGACCATAATCCACGGTCAGGTCAAGGTCGTTCTCCTTGATGGTGACTTTACCAGTAGCCAGCATTTCAGCCTTGGCAACCTTGGAACGGGTGAATACCTGATCTGCAAGTCTCCAAGCGTCGTCGAACACGTAGTTGTACAGGGCATCCTCATTCTGCATGCCACGACCGATCAGGGCACGCAGTCTTTCGGACTGATTGATCTTGACTTTGATCAGACCCTTTTCCACGTTATGGCTGTCAATGGGAATACGGAAGGTCTTCTGTGCTTCGGAATCGAAAGCATGGAACTGAGCCATGACGGGAATCTGATACTGTGCGGCGATGGTTTCCCACTCAGCCACAAGGTTGTCGGTCTTCTGATCTCCTACCAGAGCATCCAGAGGGTCGTTCGGACGTGCTACGTTAAAGCCGATCTGAAGCAGGTCGCTCTGAGGGAGCATGCCGAGAACGTTGTCTTCAAATTTTGCCATTGTTCTTGTCTCCTTTCAGGGATTAGTAAGGACGGGTGACCGCACTGGGCTTGGCGATGAACTTGATGTTCGCCATAGCAGTTTTAGCGGCGGACGCAGGTGCAGTAGGAAGATTAGCTTCGTACACCTGACCAGCAATAACGACGGAACCGGGCATGTCGCCGGAAGTTACGTCAACGTCCTCGTATACGATACCGACAGCGGATGAACCGTTGGCCGGGTAGATTGTTCCCATAGGAACGTATTTGCCGCCGTTCGGGGCGGTCTGTACATAAGCACCGTTCGCACTCATAGTCTTGGTAACACGGGTGCATTCCTCATGAGCGAGGAAATATCCGGGCTCATAGCCTTTGCTCACGTTTTCATTGATGAAAGACATAAGGTTTTGTCTCCTTTCGGATTATTCTTTTTTCGGGGCAACCCCGTACATCTGAGCCTGCAGTCTTGCGGCTCTGTCGGCGGCGTAGTTGCTACCGCCATTTCCACCGTTGTTTGCGGGCGGGTTGTTTACTTCCGCACCCTTCTGACCACGGGTCTCAATAAAGTCTGCCCACTCGGTCTTGATGTTCTTCTCAATCTTGTCGGCATCCTTGATCGCACCCTTGTCGTCCACTTCGATGGAATCAATGTCTGTGACTTTGAGGACGGCTTCAAGACGCTTTTCAGATACGCCCGCCTTTTTCAGCAGTTCCTTGTAGGCGGCTTTCTTTGCTTCGGTCGCCTGCTTCTTTTCGATGTCCTGCTTGTAGTCCTCAAAAGCCTGATGCTCGGATTCATACTTTTCCTTGTACGTCTCGTCGCCGCTTTTGACCTTCTTCAGGTCTTCAAGTTCCTTCTGAACGCCGGGGAGCTTCTCCGCATCCTCTTTGTAGGTGTCACGTTCTTTCTTCAACGCTTCCACCGTCTCGGTGTGAGCTTCGATGATCTGCTCGATCTTGTCCGCTTCGATTCCGAGTGCTGTCAGAAGTTTTCTTGTCAGTGCCATTTCTTTTTTCCTCCTGTTCTTCGGAGCGTCATTCCCCCCGGCTCCTTTCGGGGTCATAACGAAAACAAAAAAGAGCCGTGAATGCAAGATAACTTGCAATCATCGGCTCTTGGCTCTTTCTTTGGCTCTTGGCTCTTGTATGACGATCAGCGGAATTATTCTTCCGCATCCACGGCACTTTATCGTGATTTTGCCGTCTTTCATGACGGCTATCAGCTTGCCGCAGTCGCAACGGATTTCTCCGTCGTTCGTG